CATATAATTTAGATAAATCATATTTGATATCTTGTCGTGGAGTATTTGGGTCAACACCCCTAACTAAAAATACTATACAATGGTCTTCCCAATCAGAATTAAGTTTGATATTTGGTACATTATATTCAAAGTAGTCATTACCACTATCATCAGGATAAACATCAGGATTTCTTGAACCACTCAAATAAAACTTTTCCACTTTTTGCCAACCAAAAATGTAGAACTGACCTAACGTATTATTTGGTGTACCATATGTTGTTAATCCCTTAGCCGAACTGTTTAGTGAGTTTTCAAACTCAGATAGAGTCTGACCCGTAATAACCTGAAAATATTCAATATCTGTAGGGTACTGGTAATCTTGTGAACCATTAGTTTGACCCGTGATAGTATATGTCTGTTGTAACGAACCTAAATTATTTGGGTCCATATATGTCACAGTAACATTAGCATTACCCTGATTTTGGAACACAGTAGTACCCGTTGTTCCTCCTGAAATATTAGGGTCTCTTGATAACTCAGGGTCATTAAACGTAACAATTTGACCTGACTTAAAAACACTCAACTGACCAGGGTCTAATAATAACATTAACACATTATCACTGTGCTTTTGGAAATTGTTTTGAGTAGGGTTTACATATGTATCAATCCTGTTTTGTCCATCAAATTGGTGATATTTTGCCTTTACATTAAATAAATTAAATCTTTCACTTAGAGTTAAGTCTCTTGACCATGTTTTAGCTTTTGCCTGTGGGTTATTAGACCCCTTCAACCAAAGAGTCAATGAATTTTGTTCATCACCATAAATGTCATTACCCGCCATAACCGTTTGGAAACCAAATGTAAATTTAGTCCACCTGTCTTTATCTCCATTATTATAACCAATCAAATTATCATAAAACGTATTAACATTACTATCAATTAAAAGAGTGGTATTACCCTCAATTTGAGGTAAATTTTCTTCTGAACCCTGCCCCGCATCTCTACCTTCACAAGCACAGGCTTGACAATCAGGATATGATAGATTAGGTAATGGAATTGCAGACAAAGGACATTTTTTAGGTAAAGTAATAGGACTATACTTAGGACAATTAATTTTAGCCCCAAAAAGCCATGCAACCCCATTAACTATATTACATAATAATACGAATACTGCGCAAATAACACTAAGAATAACTGTCAATAGTATTCTTAAAACAGGCCATAAGAAACAAATAACATGACCAATAACTGTCACCGCAAATAATAAGGGGGTAAATAAAGTAACAACCAAATTCACTATTAAGAATAACAAATCAAAGTTTCTAACCCCATCATTCGTTGGGAACCTGTTTGTCTCACTCTCACATCCCCTATCTAATATCTCCTTAATACCTAAGATTCTAGCACGACCATAACCTTTTCTATACTCATCAATCATCATTGATGGTGTATAAACCTTATTGTAATTCATCAAATAGAATGAATCCTCACAGTTAATCGCCGCTTGTTTGTCAGCATATTCGTCCCAATCTAAAGAGAACGCATATGACTTTTGGAATTGGATATAATCATAATCATACTGTTTTACCTCAACAGTAACATTCTGACCCACAGTCTGAGGTGGATTACCTATCTCTGTAGTAATCTTAGTAACCTCAATGGTTAACGTACCACCGTTAGGAAACTCAATCCATTTCTCATTTCTAACAATACCATTGACCGTTAATTTAAGTTCCTCCAAATCTTTATTGTAAGGAATAGTAACAGTCGTATTTGAAGGTATTAAAATACTCTTCGTCTCCACAATCTGACTCTGATTAACAAAATCAACATTAATAGTTGTTTCAGTGTCTTTCGTTGCCGGGTCAACACCCGAATTTTGAACTGAACCATTCCACCCATATTCTCTAATCTGTGGAACAATAAAGTTGGCTCTTTGGACTTCACCAACAATTGGGAAGAACTGGTCTCCCTCAAATGGTGGTCCATTCTCCTCTGACTGATACTTAACCTTAAAACGATACTTACCCTTTGTTGGAATACCAATACTTGGGTCGTTAGACAACACTATCTCACCAAACTCGTTAGTAACCACATAATCTAAGTTCATTGGAACATCTGTAACAAACGCACCGTCCTCATCAATAACCTTTCCTGAGTTAGGTAAACTATATTGTTCCAAGACTGGGTCACCATTCTCATCAACGTTAATAGTTTGTCTAACCGCTAAGATTTCACCAGGACCAGTAACTAAGTTACAAATGTCACCCTGTTCAGTTCTCGGCTTACAATTAGGTTTGATTGGTCTACTATCAGCATCACTGAAGATAGAACCCATAAACACGGCTGTCGGTTGAATCTCAATACCCAACTCTCTTAAATCAAAGTCGGCTCTCGTTATACCAATGTTACATAAATCTTCCTGACCCCAAAACGAAGCCACATCAATGTCCTGAACTGAATTGATAATCTGTGGTAACTCATCTAAGTTGGAAGATGCCTTGAAGTTAGTACCGTCAAACTGTTCCTCAACACCCATGTTCATTCTTATCAAATCCTGAGGTCTCAAAGAGAAACAACCCATATCTGATAAGTCCATATCCAACACCAACTTCTGATTACCCAATGGAACACCAGTAATCATAAAGTCACCAGAATCATTTGTCTTTACAGTGAATTTGTAATACTTTTCATAGATTTCCAAAACCTCGTTACGAGTAAGAACGTCAGACCTTGAAGGGAATGTACCTGTTGGATTGTGCCCACCATACTGTTGTTCATAAGGAAGAAGGTTGTATCGATACCCATCTTCATTCTTATCAGTTGGTTTCTTATAAGGATATAATGTTGAAATAACAGGGTCATCAAGGTCCATTTCCTCAATAGGTATGAATATGGAAACTCTTGCGTTTGGAACACCAAAACCACTGTTAGCAACCACTCTACCCACAACCACACCATAATCAGCACAGAATCTTGAGTACACATCTTCTTGCCTTAACTTCAACGATAATATCTCGAGGAAGTCAAAGTCTTGTTCAACGTTAACACGAATGTTTTGGTCAGTCCCTAATTTTGTACGTATTCTATATGACTTGGACATAATGCAGTTTTAAGATAAATACTTATTTATCCATTTTACAATGATAAACCCATAAGTAAGTGTTGTAAATTATTATTACTTGTAGTCAACGTTTTTAAGGTTCTTCACTCTGACCTTAATATCCTTCTCAGGAAATCTTACCTGATATATTTGTGAAGGTTCCGCAAAGATTGTTTTGTCGACCAATTGAATCTCTTTTGTTGAATCGTCTGAGTATCTTTGTGATGTTTCTGAAGACGAATATTGACCACCAACTTTATTATAAACTTTGATATCTGTTAAAGAAATAACACCAGCAGTGTCCTGAATAATTCTTTCAATCTCAGAGATGAATACATTTTGACCCATCGTTCTGTCTGTCGGAGCCATAAACTTAGAAACATCATCAATAATCTTTGTGATTACAGTTCCCTGATTCTGTCCTGAATCTAAAACAACTGAGATATCATATTCTAAATCAATAACCTGACCTACATTTACCGATATGTAATCGTTAATCATTCTATACTTAGAAAGATAGTTGGCAATATTTTGTTTCAATGTATTAGAAACCGTTTGAGTCAAACTACCATTTGAATCATATGATAATACATTGATATTAATTTTGTTGTCCTTTTCTGTAATCGCCGTTTTAGCAGGTGCTCCGTACTTACCTGGCATCTTTCTAATCAACGCATTGTAATCATTAATAGTTACCGCTCTGTTTTGAGAAGCAAAATTAAATGTCACCATATTTCTCACTTCCTCAATTGAAGGTTGGTTAGCACCTCCGATAGCCGCAGTAATGTTATTAACCGTAAGTGAATTAATTACTGTTTGGTTGTTTGTGTTAGACGGACCATTAACAAAGAAGTTTACTGTACCTACCTGATTGATAGCATTCACACCAATGTTTGATTGTGAACCACCACCAATTCTATACTTAACAAATAATGTTGTGTTGGCTTTTACTGTCCTACCTAAACCAATATTGTTTTGGTATTCTTGGATTCTCATACTAACACCATTTCTTGCAAAGTCAGCCAATTGTTCGTCAGGTGTTGTTGTACCACCACCAAATTGAACTTTCATAAACCCTTGAGGTGTATACTCTGTTATGAATCTATTTTCAGTATCAATGTACTTACCCACCTTAATACCTGGTTGGTCTGAAGGTTTTGTAGAATCTTCAATGAATACTGTCGGTTCGGCTAATGAATCCACTTCATACCATCTGTCTTTAGCATTAACAAACTCAGAATACGTTGGTGTGGATTGGAATGATGTACCATCTTTTTGAATGATGTCTACAACCTCTAATACATTTTGTTCTGGTAAGAAGAACTCAAAGAATGGTTTAACGTCATTAGGGTTGATTGTCTTTTTGAATACTTTAGTCAAACCGTTAACTACAACTTCTCTTTTTGTGATTGTGTAGTTAATCAACACATTGTTCGAATCAAAGTTTGGAATCTTTGTTCTGTTAGGGAAACCTTCATTGTTGTATTGTGAAGCGAAATCAATATCATAAACATTCTCAAATACCTGACCAGCTCCAATCACTTGTGAACCCGCCCTTAGAATCCCTAAGTAACGTGAATCCTCTTGGTCACCTAAAGCAGGTACGGTAATTGAAAAATCAACAATAGCAACTGAAGGTCTGTTACCTGGTATCTTCAAACCATAAGTTCTGGCAATATTAAAAATAGATGAACGTTGTTGAGCGTATTGTAATACAGTTTCCTGAATACTTCTATCAATGTGGTAATTAAGATTATCACCAATCGCAGCATTCAAGTCCATCAATACCGAATAAACGGCAGCATCATTGAAGTTATCAATTAATTCAGGATAATACTGTTTAGTATAATTTACGAGGTCCTGTCTTAACCCTTCAAAGTCTCTTTCCGTGTATGAAATTTTTCTACTTGCCATCTACTATTAAATATTGATAATTATGAAATCTTTGGTTTGGAAAGTACTATCTGTAATGGTATAATCAATCCTTAATTTTGCCGTGTATTCTTCAACACCACGACCAGGTACTCTATATATACCACCAATACCCAACTTATCCATATTTAATTCACCCTGAGCTTCTAAATCTTCTAAGTAAGGTGTAATTGTTATTTCATTAACTGTAAGGTTTGGAATGTATTTTTCAATAGAATCTCTGATATCCGCTTTGATTGCCTCGAATGTTGTACCATCCATAGGTTCAAAAATAAATTCATAAATTCTCGTACCAAAATCAGGTAAATAATATCTACTACCTTTCCTTGTTAAGATAAGGTGTAATAAATCAGTCCTTATCTCTTCGTCAGTAGTCTGAGAAAGAGAAAGATATTTTCCTTCTTTACTATCTTGAAAAGGGAAATTGATACCGTATGTTTTACCGTCTGCCATTGTCTATAAATATCTTAACTAAATAAATTGCAAAAAAAAGAGGACCGAAGTCCTCTTTTATATTTATAAATTGTGTTTTTTAACAATTATCCTTCACATGCAACACAGTGAAGGTCATTCAATCCCAACTTCTTTCTTGCGAAAGCTT